CTACGTGGCCGCGACGGTCTGAACCGGGCGCGTGCGGCGCTGCCGCACGTCCGGGCCGGGCGCCGGCTGCAGGCTGGCCTGCTTGCGCGCCTGGATCCATGCCTCGACCTCGGCCAGGTCCCACACCACGCAGCGCGCGGTCAGGTTGAACCGCTTCGGGAATTCGCCGCGGCGCTCCATCTCGTAGATGGTGGAGTCGGCCAGCGGCACGATCTTGCGCAGCTCGTCACGGCGGATTGTGCGTTGCATGTCAGGCTCCTTGTTCCCGCTTCGCGATCTCGCGCTCGAGGTACCACCGGGCTTTCTTCAGGTCCTCGATTGCGTCGTGTTTCAGATCGGCGCGCCAGATGTATTTGAAGGCGTTGCCAAGGTTGAACCCCATGTGTTCGGTGACCTGAATGCACTCGATGCCGCTCGGATGGCTGGTGTAGTGCTTGGGGTGATGGACGGGGTCGTCCACCGGGTTGGCCGGTGTAGCGGCGACTTCGGCCAGCATCGGGAGCCCGGCCTCGTCGCATGGCGGTGTAGTGATGATGGAGCTCAAGCGCCTTGCCATCCGTACCTGTAGCTCATCAGATGGCGACGTCACAGGTGGGTACGTGACGCCGGCGACGGCAGGGACGTCCTTGGAGTGCAGACCGACGCTGCCACCGCACTGGGAGCACCACATGTCCTTGGCATCCCACCTCCACACCGGGTTGTCGCAATGGCAGCTCATTTGTACCCCTTTCGTTTCATGGCCTCGAGGAGCAGGTCCTGCACCTCGCGCTTGGTTTCGATCCGCGCCATGACCAATTCGTCGATGGTGTCGCGGGCAATCAGGTAGTGGATGAACACCGGCCGGTCGTACCCGGCCTGCATCTGGCGCGTCGGGCCGATCCGCTCGATGATCTGCAGGTGCTCCTCGAGGTTCCAGTTCAGGCTGAAAAACACCAGGATGTTGCCGCCGTCCTGCAGGCTCAGGCCGTGGCCGGCGCTGGCAGGGTGGGCAAACAGCACGGGGATCTTGCCAGCGTTCCAGTCGCGGATCGTCTGCGGGTCCTTGTCCAGGTGGCGCCCCTTGGGGAACGCCTTCTGCAGCCGCGCCAGATCCGACCGGAAGTGGTAGGCCACCAGCACCGGCATGCCGGCCGCTTCCTCGATCACGGACTCGAGCGCCTGCAGCTTGGCGTCGTGGACGTCGACCCACTGCTCGGCGTCCTCGCCCACGTAGGCCGCGCCGTTGGCCAGCTGCAGGCACTTCATCGTCTTGGCCGCCGCGTTGAACGCCTCGACCTCGTGCTCGCCGATCTGCATGAACATCTTCCGTTCCATGTCCTGGTAGAGCCCGCGCGCCTTGGTGGGCAGGTCTACCCGGATCGGGTTCTTGATGGGCTCGCGCAGGTCGAACCAGTCGCGCGCGTCCAGCGACATGCACAGGTCCTGCATGCGGCTCTCGATCTCGGCCTGGGCGTGGTCGTACGGCTCGATGCCATACCCCTTATCCTTGCTCCTGAACCACCGCTGGCTGAACGCCTTGAACGTCCGGCCAAGCCGCGCGCCCTGGTCGAGAAACCACGCCTGGCCCCACAGGTCCTGCAGCCCGTTGGGCGAGGGGGTGCCCGTCAGTTCGATAAAGCGATGGGCGTGGGTGAACGCCACGCGGGCCAGCACGCGGGACCGCTGGGCGCCAGCCCCGCGCACGAACTCCGTGCCCGTCTTGCTGGTCTGCTGGCTACCGCGCCAGCCCTTGAGCTTGGTGGACTCGTCGCTCACGATCCGGCGGAACGGCCACGGCATGCGTTCGCGCTTGAGCGTTTCCTCGAGCCAGGGCAGGTTCTCGTAGTTGATCGTGAAGATGCTGGCCGACTGCAGGTAGGCGCGGGCCAGCGCCCGGGCGCGTGCCTTGGCGTCGCCGATGATGGGCACCACGTCGACGTTGCGCAGGTGCGCCCACTTCCTCGCCTCGTCCGGCCAAGTGGACTGGGCCACGCGCAGCGGCGCGCAGACCAACGTCGGGCCGGGCTCGACGAGCTCGAGGATATCCAGGGCGTTGAGCGTGGACACCGTCTTGCCCATGCCCATGCCCGCCCAGACGCCGCAACGCTGCGTATCGAGAATGTGATTCTCGATCAGCTTACCGTAGGGGCGGGCGGTGAAGTGCTGGCGGGTCATTGGTGCGCGATCCTGTCCAGCAGCGCCTCGGTTTCCCGTTGCGCCTCGATCTCGATGGAGGCATCCACCAGATCGATATCGTCGGGCGCAGCTGTGCGGAAGACCGTGACGCCGAGGGAGCGCTCGAGGTGTTCGTTCAGGTAATGCCACGCGGCGATAGTGATGTCGGTGTGGTATTTCTGGAACGCGTCCTCGCCCGGGGCGAGCGGGCGGCCGCGCAGGTCGAATGCCCAGCCCGTGATCGTGACGTGATCCGCATCCGCAAACACGAACGACCCCGGCTTGGCGACGAAGACAGGCGGGTATTCGTGCATCACCCGCGCCCCGCCAGACGAACGCCCCACGGGCAATGCGAGGCGCGATGGTTCGCGCCGCCACAGATGGTGCAGTAGAGGGGATGGTTCATCGCTGGTCCTCCTCGTCGATGATCCGTTCGAATCGTTTCTGTGCGGCGACCGCCCCGACCACGATGGCGGCCAGGCCGAGCAGGAACGCCACGGCGAACAGGGCTTGGGTCACGGTTGTGCTCCTGCGATGAAAGTCTCGACACCCTCGATGCTGTCGAGGACGAGAACGGGGAAGCCCAGCGCCCACAGGCGGGCGTGCTCCCGCGCCTGGGCTTCCGTGGGGGTCTGGCCGGTGGCCTTGCACTCGATAAACGTGGTGCGACCACCGGGCAGCAGCACGAGTCGATCGGGCACCGACCGGCGCTGCGGGCTGGTGAACTTGTAGGCCGTGCCGCCAATTTCCTTCACGCGCTTGACCAGATGGGCCTCGATCTTCGACTCGAGCATGGCCGGCTCCTTAGCGGTGACGGCGCAGGGCGCGCTGCTGGCGGCGCACGGCGTCAAACGCCTTGCGCGCGCCGGTGGTGCCTTCGGCTTCGGTGGCGCGCGCCGCGAGGGCGCAGACCAGCTTGACCGCCTGTTCTGCCCGCGCTGCCTCGGGCAACTTCTGGATGTCCGCCGCGGCGGCCACAACGCAATGCAAGTCTTCGACCTGATCCACTGCCTTTCCCAGCGTGCTGAGTACGTCAGCTGACAACCCCTCGATATTCATTTCCCTGTACCTCCTTTGGTGTGCGAGTGACTTTAGCAAAAGCGCAAATGTGGCGTCAACAGGTATTAGCATTTCTATCTTTTTGCCGTCCCTCGACAAATGACGCATTGCACACTATATGACCTCACATCACATCGTATGCGACGCTTTGATTACGTATTACGGAAATCAAAGCGCACAAAGCCGCTATAAAGCGATTGCTACAACACGAACCAGCGCCAGCCATCCATTTTGAGTGCACTCAATGAGTGGTTAGCAACGATATCTTCGATGTGTTTAGCAACCACTGTTCCGATATCGGACCCAGTCAATCCGATATCGGGCTATTCCTTCCGATATCGGTACGATTCAAAGCCGGCCGCCGCCAGCGGCAGGCCCTGCGCCCACACGGGGTTGGTGCTCATGAGCTGCGCCAGGTGCTCGGCGTTGTATTCCGGCGAGTCCGGCGCCTCGGTAATGTCTTCGTCGTGGACGGTCAGCACGATTTCGTACCCCGACCGCTCGATGGTGGGCATGCTCGAGCCCAGCACGTCGCGCGACGCGGCCTGGGTCACGTTCTCGACCAGCTTCCCGCCGTAGGACTTGATCCGGCTCCACTTCCGGCTGTACTGGTTGACGCCCATGTACGAGAACTGGCCCTTGTCGTCGACCTGCGGCGCCGGGTAGCACAGATATCGGCCGGACGGTAGGCGGATGCGCAACCACGCACCGTCGCGGCGCACCTTGAGACGCCGGCAGGTGAAGGTCTTTCCCGGGTACCGGGTCGCGTCGACCACTGCCGTGCCGAGGTCTTTCCAGAATCCGGCGACCTCAGGGTGGGCGTAGCGCCAGCTGCGCTTGAACGACTCGCACACCAGCCAGGCGCGTTCGGACAGGCCGAACGTGCTACGACGCTTCTTGAGCGTCCACTCGTACATGCCCCGGGCCTCGTCCATGATCTCGGCCGGAATCGAGTCGAACGCCTTCTCGGCCATCTCCTCGAGGTCGATGTTGTACGCCGCGGCGAACGTCAGGAACGCCCCGACACCACCCTCGTAGCCGAGCGCCAGTTCCATCACCTTGCCGATCTGGCGCATGAACTTGTCGACATCCTCGGGCGCCACGCCGAACGCTTTGGCGTAGGCCAGCACATAGAGGTCGTGTCCCTTGCGGATCTCCTTGCCCTTGGCGTCGGTACCGATGATGGTGTCGTAGTCGCGGAACGCCTGCAGCTTCCACTCCTCGCCGGCCAGCCAGGCCAGCATGCGGCCCTCGATGTTCGACAAGTCGGCCACCACCAGCTTCTTGCCGGGCGGGGCCACGATGCACCCCCGGATGGCCGCGCTGGTCAGTTCCATCACGTTGTCCGCGATCAGGTCGGCCACGCCCAGTTTGAGCGCGTCGATACCCTGGTCGATCGCTTCCTGTAGTGCCTCGTCGCGCAGAGAGCCGATAGCGGGGCGGGGCAGGTTCTGCGGCTGGAACAGCCGGCCGGCCCAGCGCCCGGTGCGCGCGGCGCCGCAAAACTGCAGCGTGCCACGCAGCCGGCCGTCGCTGCTGGCGCCGCGCAGCAGGGTCTTGTACTTGCTGGTGCTGGTGGTGCTGGCCTGCAGGCGGATCGCCAGCAGTTCGCGCAGCGCCCACGGCAGGTTGGCGTCGTCGACACGCCGCTCGAGCGTGGACTTCTGCATGTCGGGCAGGTCGACGCCGAACTCGGCCAGCAGGTAGGCCAGCAGCTTGTCGCGCTTGCGGGCCGATTCGACCTCGCCGTCGGTCAGCTGCTGCGTCCGGTGGGCGAGATCCACCTGGGCGCGGTCCACCGCCGCCACCGCGGCCTCGGCGAGATCCAGGTCCATGGCCACGCCGCGCATGTTGATGGTCTGGTCCAGGTGCCACAGCGTCAGCTCGTCGCCCGCGTAGTTCCACATGGGCATCTTCTTGGACGCGGCACGCATCGACGTGATGTCCTTGCCGGCGTAGACGATGAACTCGTGCCACTCGGCCGGGTGCGTCTCCCGCGTGGCGCGGCCGCGTTTCAGGTTCTTGGCCGGCGGCTTGCAGAACAGCTGGATGAGTTCCTTGCCGCGCTTGTCCTTGGCGTCGGCCGCATCCACGGTCATCACTTCGCACAGCGCTGCCAGCGAGCCGGGCAGGGAATGGCAGTACGCCTGCACCATGGTGTCGCGGCGGCGGTTCTGCGGGACCATGCGCGCGAGCCAGGGCAGGGCGTGCGACGTCACCACCCAGTCGAACATGCCGGTGTTGTGGCCCCACCAGTGCACGTCCGGGTCGTCCGCTGCCTCGAGCACGGCCAGCGGCACGGCTTCGGGTTCCAGCGTCTCGACCAGCTCGGCGTCGTCGCCTACCAGGCGCCACACCTCGTTGGCCGTGCGGTCCCACACGAACACGTCACCATCCTCGAGCGCGTACGCGAACAGCATCACCTCGGCCGACTCGGCGTAGATGTGCGTGCCGTGTTTGAGCGGTACCGGGCTGTAGGTTTCCTTGTCCCACCAGAAACGAGGGTTGGTCACCAGGTCATCTCCACAGGGTCGCAAGAATAGGGGAGCATCAGCGGGTGCGCTGGTTCGCCACCGGCGTTGATGCGCAATGCTTGGCAAAACGCGGTGGCCTGAAAGCGCAGGAGGTCGAGCACGTCGGCGGCGCGAGGGGACCGGCGAGCGTTGGCGCCCCACGCGCAGATCACACTGCTGTTGGATTCGCTGGCGGTACGAGCAGCGGACAGGATGGTGGCGTCGTTGAGGGGTCCGATCGGGTCCTCGACGCGGGCCAGTTCCCGCGGATCGGTGGCACGCCAAGCGAACAAGTTCACCACGTCAATGCCGCCATATCCCAATCGCTTGGCGAAGCCGATGCACTTCCGAATGGTCGGATCGTCGGCGGCCGCATCTGCGGTGCTCGGGTTGAGCATCACCCAGCAGAGCGCGGGCTTTTCGTAGTCCCAGCGGCGCCACAACCGATAGCGGTACCGCTGGCAGTCGGACAGGATCGCGCCGCTGCCGTCGTCGAAATGGATCATGGTTCTTTCCTGAACGGGGTGAAGTGACGACCTTCCTTGACGCACTGGCGCACGTTGGATTTCTGCGTGCCGCCGGCGAGGTGCGCGGGGTTCACGCACACGGGGTTGTTGCAAAGATGCTTTGCGACCGATCTGGACGACAGGCGGCGCTGCTTGAACTCGATCAGCGAAATGCGGTGGGCGAGGGCGTTGCGGACCTTGCCCTTGCGGGGGCCGCTTTTCCAGCGCAGGCTGATCACCGGGTAGCCGGAGGAGTTGCGCTTGCCCATCCAGAGCCAGCACGGCGTGTCTTCGTAGAACGAGTCCACCGCCATCACGCTGTTGGCGACGATGCGGTGGCACAGATCGGGGTATTTGAAGGGCATGACAGTGCGCTCGGTGAAAGGCCAATTGCCGGGATTCCCGTGTCTTGAAGTCGCCGACGTCCCACGGTTTGTGCATGCACCAGGTGTGATTCACCTGCGAGGGCACCACGGTGCTAGCAATCCCGGCCGTATTTCCGCGCGGCCAATCGCAGATGGAAGACGGACGTCCCCTCTTTTGGGTGGGGGTGGGCGCTATCAGGGAGGCTATGGGATCTAGTTACTGCACTGCGCCTAGCTTGCGGCAGGCGTCTGACGTGGCTCGCTATCTCGATACTGGCCTGTGACGGGAGCGACCACCCCCACCAAAAAGGCCCGGCGCCTTGGCGCCGAGCAAACGGGGGTCATTCAGGCGAAGTCCTCGGCTTCCTCGACGCCGGTGCCCAGGTCTTCGAACTCGCTGCCGTCGCTGCGGCTGGCGCCGCCGAAGCTGTCACCGTCGCGGAAGAACTGCACGCCGATCAGGCCCGAGCGGATGCCGGTGTTCTGGCCGTCCTGGGCGTAGATGTCGACGCTGGCATTGACGTAGCAGCCGGCGTACGGCTTGCCGCTGCCCTCGGCCAGCGGGGCCTTGTTGCTGTCGAGCACGAGCACCGGGCCGTCGGCGTCCTTGCGGTGGCTGGCCAGGTACATCATTCCCGGGAAGCCGTCATAGTCGGCCTTCGTGTTGCCGTCCATGTACGCGCACTTGTTGCTGTTGCCGCGCACACCGGCCAGCACCGAGGCGGCCTTCTTGCCGAACTTGTCGGCGGCCACCTTCTCGATCGCGGCCTCGATCAGCTTGTGGTTTTCGCTGCCCGGCTCGACGAGGAACGTGGCGCTGCGACGGAACGGGCCAGCGCCCTGGTATTGCTTGGGGGTCCACAGGGCGTCGATGAAGGCGATGCGGACGTTCTTGAGGATGACTTTCATTGCTGTTGCTCCTGACGGAAATATTCGGGGTACTGCGTTTTCACGCGCTTGATCGCGGCATCGATCGCCACCTGTCGGGCGAACGAATCCTTGGGGTGAGACTTCGCAGCCGCCGCGAGCGCTGCGCTGGCCTCCGCTGGCAGGGTCGTAAGAGCGATGACCTTGCGCGGCTCGACGACGGCTGATTTCACGGTTTCTCCTTGAGGGCGGCGCCGAGGCCGACGCCCAGTACGGCGGGCACGGTCACCAAGGCGAGGATGGCGACGGGCATCCAGCCCGGCTTGCCGTCGGCGTTGGAAACCGCCAGGGCAAGCGCGAACCAGAAGCCGCTGTTGACGGCGATGAGTGCCGCATAGACGATGGCTTTCACGCCAGATCCTCCTCGGCCTGGCTGGCCGTCTGGTCCTCGAAGTCGTCGACCGGCGGCGTGATCACGATCGCGGGACGCGGGTCGCTGGCCGGGGCCACCGACTTGCCACCCTCGGACTGGCCAATGAGCGGCTGCAGCTTTGCCCACTGGCGCGGGCCCAGCGTGCCGGCCTTGACCAGCTTCTCGGCGGCGGGCGGCGTGATCAGCTTGAAGCTGTACATCTCGTCCACCTTGAGCCGCATGGCCTTGAGCGCGGTCTCGGCTTCGCCCTCGCTCGTCCAAGCACGCGCACCCTTGCGGCCCTGCACGAGCTTGTAGCCGGGCACATCGCGACCGTTCAGCAGCTCGACTTCGGTGGCGCCGCGCACGGCCTTGCACCACGACTCGATCAGGTCGATGACCTGCATGGCCTTGCCAAGCGCCTCGCCCGTCTTCGGGGTCAGCGCCTTGAGCGTCATGGCCTTCTGCTCGTCCGACTGGGCGAACGTGGCTAGGTTGTCGAAGTCGCTGCCGACCTCGACCTGCACGCGCTGCGCCAGCGCCGGACACGTGGCCTTGGCCTTGCAGAACTTGCACTGCTTCTCGCCGGGCACCAGGTCGCTGGGCGCGGGCGGTGTGTCGCTGTCCACGTACATGTAGGCGCGCTCGGCGGCCTGGTGGAGCTCGTCGCCGGCAGCGAGCAGGTCCGCGACAGAGCAATCCCACTCGTCCACGCTGTTCAGGCGCGGCTGGTGGATCGTCATGCGCACCCGCTCGAACTCGTTCACCAGCTCGAGCTCGCGCAGCGCGCCGAGCGCATAGAGCGCCATCTGCTTGTTGGGCTTGCGCGGGCTGTTGGCGTCCGCCGGGTCCACGGCATAGCTGGCGTAGACCGGCACGCCGCGGCCGAACTTCGCATCGATGATGTGGAGCTCATCCAGCCGGATCACGACCGCGTCCGAGGTGCCGAAGCACTCGGGCACCACGTGGCTGATATCGAAGCGCTGTTCGACCAGCAGCTCGGCGCCCTCGGACACCTGGCGGACGTAGTCCACATACTGCTGGACCGCCTCGGCCATGTCGCGATCACACTCGACCGTGCGGCAGTCGCCCACGTCGATGCGCCGGCCGAGATAGGCCAGGGCGTCGGTCTTCTCGGTCAGGCACATCGCGGCCACGGCGTGTGCGGCCGTGCCCCAGTCGCTGTGCTCGTTGCTGTTGTCGGGCTCGTCTGCCTCGAGGATCACCGAGCCGGGGCAGACGGACCAGCGGTCCGCCCCGGAGGGCGAGAGGCGAGCGTGGGAGGGCTCGGTCATGCTTACCCCTTCGCGCCCGAGAAAGCGTCGATGTGGGCCAGTGCGTCCTCGGCGTCGCTCAGCATGATCTTGTCGAGCACGCGATCACGTTCAGCGTGGACGCGTTCCGTGATCTTGCGATGCGCTGCTTCCCACGTGGCGATCGCTTTCTTCGCGACGGTCACGGCCTTGTCGTGGGCCGGGTACGTGTACGCGTCCTTGAGGTCCGTGTAGCTGTTCAGTTCACCCTGCGGGCGCAACTTGGCCTTGCCCGTGCGGATCTGGTCGCACTGTTCCGCGAACGAGATGCCAGGGAGAGCAGGCTTCGGGCCGATGTGCGGCACCGCCTCGGCGATGCGCTTCTCGGCGGCTTGATTCAGGCGCATGCAGGCATGCGCCAGTTGGGCTTTGGTGAGTCGCATTTAACGAGCCTCCTTGTTGGCCCAGCCTTTTTTCATGTTGCGGTACATGCCGCGCACGGTCTTCGGGTCGTTGACCAGGCTGGTGACGGTGATGGTCTGGATGCGGGGGGTGCCGTTCTGGTTCGTGCCAGCACGCACGTTCTTGGTGTGCTGCACGCCGGCCACGAGGCCCCTCGCCGGGGCGCCACCCATCAGGCGGCGGGCATGCTGGCGCATGCGCTTGGCGAGTTTCGCGTTCATGCCAGCGCTTCCTCGGGCTTCACCTTGCCGTCGAGCACCGCGTTGACGAACTCGAGGAACGCGGGCCACTGGTCTTCGTTCAGTTCCGTGGCCTTGGCCACGCCGAAGCGCGACAGGGTGGCGATGGTGGCGTCGCGGCCCTTGTCCTTGGACAGCAGCAGCACGCGCGGCTTGATGTCCTTTTCATAGTCCAGCGCCGGCGCGGGCTTGATTTCGTCGGAAGATTTCCCGGCTGTCTGTGCAGACGCTTGCGACGACGTCTCGGTCGAAGCCGTGCCGGCATCGTTTCCCGTGGTCGCCGGGGTGCTGGCCGTGGTGGTCTTCGATTCCTTCGACGCCTTGGTGATCGCTGCCTGCGTGGTGGCGGCCGCGTCGGCGGTGCCGTTGGCCAGCTGCTGGGCGATGGCCAGCGCCTCGGACAGGCTGTTGGCCTGGGTGTTGAACTCGACTTGACTGTCCGCGATGGCGCGGCGGACGAAAACGGCAACTACTGCGGACATATCGTTCTCCTGTATTTGCTAAAGGATTGCTGTGACGGCGTTAGCAATTTAGCAACTGACTTTAGCGGGTGTCAAGGAGAATTTTTAGCTTTTGCTAATGTCCAGACGTAAAAAAGCCGCCCGATGGGCGGCTTGAGGTGCTGCGATGGCGCAGAGCGCCAGGCGGAATTACTTCAGCAGGGTAGAAATCTTGCGGATGAAGGCTTCATCGACGCCGCCACGGAGCTGCGCGTTTTCAAACGCGAGATCGACAAGAGTGGCGAATTTGGCAGGTGCGGCAATGATTTTCGACTCTTCGAGCACAGCGCCGATGGCGTGCACGACATCGCTCATGAGCTTGCTGCTTGTCGGCGGGGTGCTCTCCTCGGCCGCCAGCTTCGCCTCGCCTGGGATACGTGCCCAACTGTTGTTTGGATCCAGTTCACCAAATACCGGGGTGCCGCCGTGCTCCTTGTCGAGCCAGCCGCGGTCGAGATTTAGCTTTTCTTCGATAGCGCGTGAACGCTTGTCTGTAAGCGGACGGTGCCCGCTTGCTAACTGGGATATGTAGCTGCCACTTTTGAACCCGAGCAGCCCCGCAATGCGTGTCGGGCCGCCGAACAGAGTGGTGACGCGCCTGAAATTCGCTCTACGAAGTTCCAGGAGAGCGTCTACGCCTTCGGTCTGTTTGGTCATGAGTCCGCGCTGTGATTAGTTTTGTCAGGGCGAACGGTAGCAAAAGCTAAAGATTAAAGCAACAGCTAAAATCAATTCTACCACACTATTTTTCATTATGCTAAAGTCCACGTTAGCAAATAACGGAAGGAGGTTAGCAAGTGGACGCAACAACCAACGAAAGCCCCGTACTGGGTGCTGTATTCGACACTCGTAGAGCAAATTTGCGACTGTTGGCCGACACTTATGGTGGCCCGTCGCTCCTGGCTGCTAAGTTGCAGCTCGCCCATCCGTCCTATCTCTCGCAGCTGATCGGGCCCAACCCGCAGCGCAACGTTAGCGAGCGCACCGCGCGCACGTACGAGGAACGGCTCGGCCTGCCGGCCGGTTGGCTCGACGTGGTTCGGGGGTAGGCCATGGAAGCATCCCAGGCACTCGAGATGCTGCGCCCGGTGCGCCTGTACCACTGGCGCGCCGTGATCCGCGCCCGGAACCACGCCAACGCCTGCCACCGGGAAGGCAAGCACGGCCCGGCCAAGAAGTACGAGGAACGTCTGGCCATCCACATGAAGCATGTCCAGGCTCTCAATTCGTTCTTTCCGGTTGGCGACACGGCCGACAACGACCTGCAGCGCGCTCGCGCCGAGGAGCAGGGTGCAGCCTGAGGATTCTATGACTATCCAGATCACGCGCCTGACCAACGACAGCGCGCAGCTCACCAAGGTCTTTTCGCTCGGTGCTGACGGCCAGGTGGTCAAGCACACCAAGGCATTTCTCAGCCGCGGCGAGGCCGAGCGAGTCGAGGTCGAGGACCTGGCCGGGTTCTCGCGGCTGCTGCTATCGCTCAAGCACAACCAGGCACTGGCCTACGGCCTCGCGACGCGGCCCAAGGCCACGATCGTCACCAAGGACGTGATGCACGAGCACCCCGGCGCCATCGCGCGCAGCCGGGACTATTTCTCGTTCAGTGCGGGCGCCGCCATGTTTATGCTGGACCACGACGCCGAACACGCGTCTGACCCGCTCAACACGGCCGACGCCCTGCGCGACGCCCTCATCAAGGCGTGCCCTGCGCTGCGCGACGCGCCCATGCTGTGGTGCGCCAGCAGTTCGTCGTTCATCGAGCGCGACGACGGTGGCGCTCCCATCACCGGCATGCGCGGCCAGCGTCTCTATATCCCGTTCCGGCAGGGTACCGACATCGAGCGCGCCGGCCTCGCGCTGTACGCGCACACGTGGCTGGCCGGGTACGGCCACTACGTGGTGGCCAAGAACGGCCGGCTGCTCGACCGCTCTATCATCGACGCCTCGGTCTACCAGCCCGAGCGCATCGACTTCGCCGCCGGTGCGCAGTGCCACGCGCCGCTCGTGCAGCGCCGGCCGGACCACCGCATCTGGAACGGGGGCGCCGAACTGTTCGACTCGCGCCTCATCCCGGATCTGGACGCCGCCCAGCGTGCGCAGCTGCTCGAGGCGCAGGCCGCCGCCCGCGCCAAGGTCAAGCCCGAGGCCGACCGTATCCGTGCCCAGTACATCGAGGACGAGGCCCAGGGCCTGGCCGCCACGCAGGACATGGACATCGAGCGCGCCCGCATGGTCGTGCGCGCCGCCGTCGAGGACGGCACACTGTACGCCGACTACGTGCTGATGCCGGAGGAAGGCAAGCCCGTGACCGTGGGCGAGGTGCTGGACAACCCGAACCGCTGGCACAACAAGCGTTTCGCGGATCCCTGCGAACCCGGGTACCGCAACGACCGCCGCATCGCGTGGCTCAACCTGCGCAGCGGTGGTCGGCCTTACCTGTGGAGCTGGGCGCACGGAGGCATCCGCTATGACCTGGTGCGCCAGCCCAAGCTGCTCAAGCTGCAAGCGGGCGAGCTCTCGCGGATCGCGGACGACTCGCTCGCCATCATCCGCGACGCGGGCGACGTCTACGACTTCGGCGACGGCGCTATCGCTCGCGTGGCCGAGGGGCGCGTGCACCAGGTCACTGCCACCTGGATGCTCGACTACCTTGGCCGCGTGATCCGCTTCGAACGCTTCGACGGCCGCAGCAAGGACTGGGTACCGGCCGACGCGCCCGAGAAACTGGCCAAGTTCATCTGTGACCGCACGGGCGAGCGCGACCTGCCCAAGCTGACGGCGGTTATCACGGCGCCAACCCTGCGCCCGGACGGCACCGCGCTGGATACGCCGGGATATGACGCGGCCACCGGGCTGCTGTTCCTGTCCGATGACCGCGATCCGCTGCGAGTGCCGGTGTCCCCGACATTCGAGCAAGTGCAGGAAGCGTTTGCCGAGCTGTGGGCGCCGTTTGCCATGTTCCCGTTCGCGGACGACGAGGCACGCGGCGTCATGCTGGCGGCGCTGCTCACCGCGGTGCTGCGCCGGGCTATCCCCACGGCACCGGGCTTTGCCTTTGACGCCCCGGCGGCCGGTACCGGCAAAACCAAGCTCGCTCAGTGCGTGGCCGTGCTGGGCGGCAACAGCCCGGCGGTGTACGCGCCGCCACGAGACGAGCCCGAGGCATCCAAGGCGCTGTTCTCGCTGCTGCTGGGCGGCTCGGGCTGCGTGATCTGGGACAACATGGTCCGGCCCCTCGAGGGCGCCGTACTCAACGCGTTCCTGACCGCTGCCGAGTTCAGCGACCGGGTGCTGGGTGTGTCGAGCAACAAGACGGTACCGAACCGGGCGATGTTCATCGCCAGCGGCAACAACCTTTCGGTGCGCGGCGACGCCTGCCGGCGCATCCTGCGGTGCCGCATCGACGCGGCCACCGAGACGCCGTTCCTGCGCTCGTTCCCGTTCGACCCACTGGTCAAGGTGCGCGATAGCCGCCAGGTGCTGGTGCGGGCGGCGCTGACGGTCCTGCGGGGGTACCAGACCCTGGGCATTCCCATGGGCGAGGGCGAGCTCGCTTCGTTCGAGGCGTGGGACCAGCTGGTGCGCCAGTGCGTCGTGTGGTGCGCCGACATGGGCGTGGGCGGCGATGTGGGGCTCATGGATCCCGCCGCTTCGGCCATTCGTGCCGCCGACGAGAACCCCGAAAAGGTGCTGCTCGGCCGCGTCATGGATGCCTGGGTGGGTGTGTACGGGTACGAGCCGGTGTCCGCCGCCACCGTGCTACGAGGGGACACGGACAGCATGGAGGACTCGCCAGCACATGAATTGCTGCAGGAAGCTGTCGAAGAACTATCCGATGGTGACCGGGCATTCAGTGCCAAGCGTTTTTCTGCATGGTTGAACAAGCATCGGGACGAAGTGGTCAACGGGCAGTTTTTTGCGAATTCGCAAGATTTGCACGAAAAGACCCTCAAATGGAAAGTGAAACGGGTTAGGGGGTAGGTCGTTTTGCGGGTATCGCGGGTATTGCGGGTATTGTTTTAGCTGATGTACGAGAAGTGTCAGGTGTGTATATACGTGACAGTTTATAAAAATGGGCTGAAAAGATACCCGCAATACCCGCAATACCCGCAAACGTTGAATCTGCAAATTTTTGCGGGAAAGGAGGTGTGTCATGGCTAAGCGAACCGTGGCCGTGAACGACCTGGGTCTGCGCATAGGGGAAGACCATCCGATGGCAAAGCTCACGAACGCCGACATCGAGCGCTTGCTGCAGCTTCGGGCGGACACGGGGTGGGGCTACAAGCGCTTGGGGCGGATCTTCGAAATCTCGCCCAGCCAAGTCAAGCGCATCGTGCAGGGTCAGCACCGCGGGCAGGCCGCAATGGGTTACCGGACGATCGAGCAGGAGTAGGGTGCCTTTACCGCTCGGGTGTGGTCGGATACTCCCGGGCATGAAACTCACACCAGAAAAGCTCGCTGCGTTTTGCGCTGCCCTGTCCGAGACGTGCAACGTCGGCAAGGCGTGCAAGGCCGTGGACATTTCGCGGTGGACGGCTTACCACTGGCGATCGGAGATGCCGGATTTCGCCGCCGCGTGGGATGCCGCGATGAAGGTCGGTGTCACCGCCTTGGAGGACGAGGCACACCGCCGGGCATTCGAGGGGACCGACAAGCCCCTCACGCACCAGGGTAGGTTCACGTACCTGTTCCGCGAGGTGAAGGACGCGGATGGCAATCCGGTGATCGACGAGGCCACCGGCGCGCCGAAGATGGAGCCAGTGCTCGACGAGCAGGGCAACCACAAGGTGGCAGCGGTGCGCGAGTACAGCGATACGCTGGCCATCTTCCTGCTCAAGGCCCACGACCCGGACAAGTACCGCGAAAACTCCAAGGTCGAACTGTCCGGCCACCTGGCCACCACGGACATGAGCGATGACGAGATCCGGGCGGAGATCGCTGCACTGGCCGCATCTGGCGCGCTGCCCGTGACCCCGCAAGGCCCTGACGATGGGAGCGACCTCGTCTAAGGAGCGCGCAGCACTCGAGCGGCAACTGCTCCTGCTGCGCGAGCTCAAGCGACGCCATCCGTGGAGCCCACTGCCCGGACCGCAATCCATGGCCTACGCATCGCAGGCCAAGATCATCGGCTACGGCGGGGCGGCGGGTGGCGGCAAGACTGACCTGGCATGCGGCAAGGCGCTGACCAAGCATCGCAAGGTGATGATGCTGCGCCGTGTGGGTACCGAGCTCACGGGCATCGAGGATCGGCTCGAGGAGCTGATCGGCAACAAGCTCGGCTATAACGGACAGAAAAAGATCTGGCGCACCCAGCGCCCCGACGGCAAGCCCCTGCAGATCGAGTTCGCCAGCCTGCCCAACCCGGGCGACGAGCGCGGCTATCAGGGCCGCCCACACGACCTGCTGGTGTTCGACGAGGCGGCCAACTTCCTCGAGGCGCAGGTGCGGTTCCTGCTCGGCTGGCTGCGATCCGTGGACCCCGGCCAGCAGTGCCAGGCCCTGCTCACGTTCAACCCGCCGACGAGCGCTGAGGGTCGCTGGATCATCGATTTCTTTGCCCCGTGGCTCGACCCCAAGCACCCGTGCCCAGCCCAGCCAGGCGAGCTGCGCTGGTTCGCCATGGTCGACGGCAAGGAGATCGAGGTCGTGGACGGCACACCGTTCCTGCACGACGGCGAGACGATCACGCCCGAGTCGCGCACGTTCATCCCGTCGCGGATCGCGGACAACCCTTACCTGATGGGGACCGGCTACATGGCTACCCTGCAAGCACTCCCCGAGCCGCTGCGCTCCCAGATGCTGTACGGCGACTTCCAGGCCGGTATCGAGGACGACGCCATGCAGGTCATCCCCACCGCGTGGGTGGAAACCGCCATGGCGCGCTGGAAGCGACGCGACACCAAGCCGCGCATGGACTCGATGGGCGTGGACGTCGCGCGTGGCGGCAAGGACAACACCATCATCGCGCGGCGCCACGGCTGGTGGTTCGACGAGCTGCTGGCCTACCCGGGCACGCAGACACCGGACGGGCCCACCGTGGCCGGCCTGGTGATCGCTGCACGCCGGGACAATGCCCCCATCCACATCGACGTGATCGGCGTGGGGGCGAGCCCGTACGACTTCCTGATGCAGGCGAACCAGACCACGGTAGGCGTGAACGTGGCCGAGGCATCGGATGCGACCGACAAGTCCGGCCGGCTCACATTCGCCAACCTGCGGTCCCAGTACTGGTGGCAAATCCGCGAAGCACTGGACCCGGCCGCGAACAACGGCATTGCGCTGCCCCCGGACCAGCGGCTGCTGGCCGACCTGTGCGCACCACGCTGGCGGCTGCAGGGCAAAACGATCTACGTGGAGAGCCGCGACGAGATCATCAAGCGCATTGGGCGCAGCCCGGACTACGCGAGCGCGGTCATCCTCGGCCTGATCGACACCCCGCGAGTCGAGGACCTGCCGGGTGCCTCTACCCGCGCATCGTCCTCGTACGATCCGTACCAATCGCTAATCCGCTAGGGCCGCCATGCGCTCCCCCGTTGTCATCCGTCCGTGCACCGTCTCCGACCTCGAGGCATCGCCTTGCTTCGAGGCGCTGCTGGCCGAGTACGGCGCGGAGTCGGGCATTCCGGAGTTCGGGCCGCCCGTGGCGCAGATGGCGACGTACAAGCACCTCGAGGCGGCTGGCGTGCTGCAGGTCATTGCGGCGGTGCTGGACGGCGAGCTGGTGGGCTTTGTCACCGTGCTGCGATCCGTGCTGCCGCACTTCGGCAGGCAGGTCGCGATCACCGAATCGTTGTTCGTGACGAGCGAAGCGCGCAGCACGGGCGCTGGACTCGCGCTGCTGCGAGCCGCTGAGGACCTGGCGCGGGAGCAGGGCGGCGAGGCGCTGCTCGTGAGCGCACCGACCGGTGGGCGACTCGAAAAGGTGCTGCCCGGTGTCGGTTACCGCGAGACGGCCCGCATGTTCTTTCGGGAGCTGGCGTGATCCCGGCCGTCGTGCCCGATATCCCGCCGATGTCCGCCGAGGACGTCGAGCGCGTGCGGCGGCTCGAGAACCAGGTGCTGGCGCGCCCGCAGGTATCGCTGCGCACAGACCACGTGCTGCACGCCGGCATGTACGCCCGGACGGTATGCCTGCCCCCGGACACGTTGTTGACCGGTGCGCTGATCAAGATCGCCACGACGCTCGTCATCTCGGGCGACGTGCTCGTGTTCACTGGCGGCGAGACGCGGCGCCTGGTCGGGTACCACGTGCTGGCCGCAACCGCGGGCCGCAAGCAGGCATTCATTGCGTGCGCGGAGACTCACATCACGATGATCTTTCCCACGCAGGCGACCACGGTCGAGCAGGCCGAGGCGGAATTCACGGATGAGGCTGACCGGCTGATGTCGCGCAAGCACGGCCTCACCACAACGGAGCAATAGCCATGTCTGGTGGGATCTCAGCTACCGCAATTGCGGGCCTGGCCGCAGCGGCCATTTCTGCCGGTACGGCTGTCTACAGCTCGAACGAGCAGCGCAAGGCCCAGAACCGGGCCAACGATGCAAGCAAGGCCGCGGCGGACGCGGCCAAGACGGCGCCCGGCACGCAGGCAACGAAGGGCCCTGACCAGACGCTGCTCAACAGCGCGGCAGGTGTGGGTGACAACGCCACCTCCGGCAGCGCGGCCAACACGCTGCTGACCGGCGCCGCAGGCGTGGATCCGAACAACCTGCAGCTGGGCAAGAACACGTTGGGTGGCTCGATGCTGGGCGCCAATAGCCTGCTGGGTGCCTGACGATGGCGGCACCGAAGGCCAACGCGCCAGTCATCCCGAACCTGCGCAAGCGGTGGACCGCGCTCGATACCGAGTGGACCAGCTGGCGCGACGTCTATGCGCAGCTTTCGGACTTTGTGCTGCCATTCGCCGGCCGGTTCTCGGAGACCGATCGCAACCTCGGGAACCGCCGCTACGGCAACATCTTCGACTCGACCACCACCCGTGCGCTGCTCGTGCTGGGTGCTGGCCTCATGTCGGGTATGTCGAGTCCGGCTCGGCCATGGTTCCGCCTGGGCACGGCCGATCCGGAACTCGCGAACTACCAGCCGGTGAAGCTGTGGCTCAACGATGTGCAGCGCCGCATGCTGGACCTGTTCCAGCGCACGAACGTCTACCAGTTCCTACATAGCTCCTACCTCGAGCTGGGGCTGTATGGCACGGCCGCCACGTTTCTCGCGGACGACTTCGAGAGCGTCCTGTACGGCTATCCGCTGACCTGCGGCGAGTACCGGATCTCGGCCAACTATCGCGGCGAGGTGGACACGCTGGGCCGCAAGTTCCAGAAAACCGTCTCGCAGGTCGTGCGCGAGTTCGGCATCAAGAACGTGAGCCAGAGCACCAAGAGCATGTACGACGCGGGCAACCTCGACGCATGGGTGACGCTCTACCACCTCGTGGAGCCGCGCGCCGATCGCGACCAGAGCCGCCGGGGCGATGCGCTCAATATGCCGTTCTCGTCCAAGTACTGGGAGGACGGTGCCAAGAACGAGGAAACGTTCCTCCGCGAATCGGGGTTCGAGGAGTTCCCGGCGATCTGCCCGCGCTGGCAGCTGTTCGGCAGCGATATCTACGGCAACTCGCCGGGCATGGTGGCGCTGGGCGACGTCAAGCAGCTGCAGCACGAGCAACTGCGCAAGGCCGAGGCCATCGACTACCAGACCAAACCGCCACTGCAGGTGCCGACCGCGCTCAAGAACCGCGAGACGAACATGCTGCCGGGCGGGGTGACCTACTACGACAGCGCCACCCCGCAGGCCGGGATTCGCTCCATGTGGGACGTCAACCTCAACCTGTCGTACCTGAACGCGGACATTGCCGACGTGCGCGAGCGCATCAATGCGTGCTTTTTTGTAGACCTGTTCCTGATGCTGCAGGGGCAGGACCGCACGCAGATGACCGCCACCGAGGTGGCCGAGCGGCACGAGGAAAAGCTGCTGATGCTGGGCCCCACGCTCGAGCGGCTGCACGACGAGGCCCTGAATCCGCTGGTAGAGCGGGCGTTCGCCCGCATGCTGACGCTGGGCCTGCTACCGCCGCCGCCCGAGGAAATGCAGAACCAGCAACTCAACGTCGAGTTCATCTCGATGCTGGCGCAGGCGCAGCGTGCGGTGGGTGTGAACAGCACCGACCGCTACCTCATGACGCTGGGCAACATCGCCCAGATGAAACCCGAGGTGGTGGACAAGATCGACGCGGACAGCGCGGCGGACATCATCGCCGACCAGCTGGGCGTCGACCCCCGCATGATCGTGGGCAACGAGAAGGTGGCATTGATCCGCCAGCAGCGCGCCCAGGCGCAGCAAGCCGCCGCGCAGGCCGAGATGATGCAGCAGGCCGCCGGCGCGGCCAAGGATCTGGGCTCGATCAACACCGCCCAGCCGAACGGCCTGACGGACCTCATGAACCTGACCAGCGGCTACACGCTGCCGCAGTCCTACCAGTAGGAGCGCGACATGCAACTCGTATCGATGCAGATGACCGAGCAGGAGGCCAAGGAAGAAAGCTGCATCGCTTCGCCCTCCGAATCCGACCTGCCGCGCTATCCGTACGGTCTGTGCCTTGACCTGGACGACGAGACGCTGCAAAAGCTCGGAATCACGGACATGCCTGCCGTGGGCAGCACGATGAAGCTTATGGCGATCGTGCGCGTCACGCGCATCTCGCAGTACGAGAACCAGGAAGGCAAGGACGGCAGTCTCGGCCTGCAGATCACCGACATGGGGCTCGACTCGGATGCAGCGCCGGCCGCTCGCTCCGACGCGCAGATAGCCTCGACGCTGTACCGCTAGGGGTGTCCTTACCTCCGCACGCGGCCCGTATTCTCCGGACACATGAGCGGATACGACCCCACTGACATTCGGGCGCAAGAGAGCGCCAGGCTCGACCGGGCCCGCAAGGCCGAGCACGAGCAACGCGTGTTGATGGACGACGTAAGCCGATTGATGAGTCGCAAAGAAGGGCGCCGCTTTGTGCGCCATCTCCTCGGCGCAGCTGGCACCTACCAATCGTGCTTCAGCACCAATGCCCTGCAGATGGCCCATAGCGAAGGCAAGCGGGAAGTCGGCCAGTACCTCCTGGTGCTGCTGCAGCAAGCCTGCCCCGAGCGATACCTCGAAATGCTCTCGGAGCACATGAAAGATGAGCGAAGCAGCGACCGGCCAAACGCAAACTGATTCCGGCGTGACGCAGACGGATGGCGCGACGACCACCACGGTGGCCGAAACGACGACCGTCGATCAGCAGCAACAGCAGCAAGGGACCGAGCAAACGGGCAAGGAAGGCGCAACCGCGGAAGCTGGCAAGACCGACGACCAGTCGGGCAAGCAAGGCACCGACGACGCCAAGCCGACACCCAAGGCCCCCGAGCAGTACACGGATTTCACCGCGCCCGAGGGCACGAGCCTGGACTCCGCACTGACCGGTGACCTGAAAACGCTGGCAAAGGAACTGGACCTCTCGCAGGAAGACGCGCAGAAGGTCGCAGATCTGGGCGTGAAACACGCGCAGTCGCTGGTGGCGAAGCAGGCGGAAGCATTGACCGCTGCAGCCACCGAGTGGGAAGCGCAAGCCCGTGCCGACACCGAATACGGTGGTGACGCTTTCGAGGCAAACCTCGGCGTGGCCAAGAAGGCGGTGGATGCGTTCGCGACGCCCGAGCTGAAAAAGCTACTGAACGATACCCGACTGGGCAGCCATCCGGAGATGATCCGGTTCATGGTCCGGGCGGGCAAGGCAATCAGTGAGGACCGGTTCGTCGGCGGGCGTGCTGCATCTGGTACGCGCTCGGTGGAAAGCCGGTTGTACGCGAACACCAAACAGAAATAAGGAGCCCGGCAAATGGCTACTCTCCCGGCAAATGGCGGTGCTGTCACGCTGACCGACTTCGCCAAGTCGATCAATCCCGATGGCTCGACCGCTGCAGTCATCGAACTGCTGAACCAGTCGAACGAAGTCCTGCAGGACATGGTGTGGAAGGAGGGCAACCTCGCCACCGGCCACCGCACCACGGTCCGCACGGGCCTGCCGACGCCGACGTGGCGCAAGCTGTATCAAGGTGTTCAGCCGACCAAGTCGAAGCGCGCACAGGTGGACGACGCCTGCGGCATGCTCGAGGCTCGCAACGAGGTGGACGTCGACCTCGCGGACCTGAACGGCAATACCTCGTCCTTCCGCCTGTCCGAAGCGCAGGCCGAGATCGAAGGCATGAACCAGGCTCTGTGCCAGGCGCTGTTCTACGGTGACACCTCGGTGAACCCGGAACGCTTCATGGGCCTGTCGCCGCGCTACTCGTCGAAGACCGCACTTAACGGCCAGAACATCATCGACGCGGGTGGCACGGGTGCAGACAACACCTCGGTGTGGCTGGTGGTCTGGGGCGAAAACACCGTCACCGGGATCTACCCGAAGGGTTCCGAGGCCGGGCTGCAGCACCAGGACCTGGGCGAAATCGATGCCTTCGACCAGCAGACCCCGCCGGCGCGTTTCCGCGCGTATGCGGATCTGTGGAAGTGGAAGTGCGGCCTGACCGTCCGCGACTGGCGCTACGCCGTGCGTATCGCGAACATCGACGTTTCGGACCTGATCTCGCAGACCGGCACGCAGCTGCCGACTGCATCGACGGCCCTGATGAAGGTGATGATCGACGCGCTGAACCGCATTCCGATGATGTCGATGGGCAATGCCGTGTTCTATGCCGCACGCACGGTCAAGGGCCAACTGGCCAAGGCCGCGCTCGACAAGTCGCAGAACGCGGTGACGATCGACGTCGCCATCAACCAGTTCGGCCAGGTCGTACCGGGCTATCTGGGCAATGGCACCACGCGCTTCCTGAGCATCCCGGTGCGCACGGTCGATCAGCTGCTGCTGACCGAATCCCGCGTGGTCTAAGGCAACGACATTCAAAGGAGTCATAGCCATGATCCTCGACACCCAAGAACAGTTCTCGTCGTTGCAATCGATCGTCTCGGCGGCCGGCGACGTGGTTTCCACCAACGTCTACGACACCGGCGCCGCCGCTGACGTGGGCATCGGCGAGGAAATGTACATCGTTGCTCGCCTGGGCGCGGCCGTCGCCTCCGGTGGCGCCGCCACCGTGCAGGTCGTGCTGCAGACCGACGACAACGTCGGCTTTGCCTCGCCGCAGGAATTTCCGCTGACCGGCGCGCTGGCCCTGGCCGCGCTGACCGCGAACACGGAAATCGCCAAGCAGCGCCTGCCCATCGGTCTCGAGCGGTATATCCGCGTGGTCTACCGCATCGGCACCGCGGCAACCACGGCCGGCACGATTGACGCCTTCCTCGTGAAGGACGTCCAGGCCAGCAAGCCGTACGCCGCCGACTTCACCGTTCGATAAGGAGTAGCACATGCTGGTACGAGCACTCAAACAAGGTTACGCCGGCAAGGGCGGCCACCAATTGCGCGAGCCGGGCGACGAGTTCGAGATCGAGGACGACGTCGCCAAGGTCTCACTCGAGCGTGGCGATACCTGGTTCGAGCCGGTGAAGGAAGAAAAACCGGGCGCCCGCAAGCCGAAGGCTGACGACCTCGCCTGATCGGTCCTGCGGACTAGTGAACCAATTCGGGGGCCCGCGTGGCCCCCGTTTTCGTAGGTGCATCCATGGCATCCCAAGTCGATATCTGCAACCTCGCGCTGTCCCGGCTCGGTGACGCGGCCACCGTGGCGAGCATCGACCCGCCCGAGGGCAGCCCGCAGGCCGGGCGGTGCAAGCAGTGGTACCCGATCTGCCGCGACCTCGTGCTCGAGGCGCATCCATGGTCGTTCGCCACGCGCCGCGTGGCGCTGGCCAACCTGCCCGCCGTGACGCCATCGTGGCAGTTCGCCTACGGCAAGCCGGCCGACTGCCTCAAGGCGTGGGCCGTGCTGCCGTCGGACGCGCTCGATGACTACAGTGTTGGACTGCCGCAGAGCTATGGCTCGTTCACCGGCATGCCGATGGACCGCGTCATCGATATCGGTGCCGCATATACGCCGCAGGACTTCGACGAGGAAACCGCTGCCGATGGTACGGCTCTCATCCTGACCAACCAGCAGAACGCGGTCCTGCGCTACACCTACCGGCAGAACGACCCGACGCGCTACACACCGTCGATGACTGATGCGTTCGTGCTGTTGTTGGCGTCGTTCCTGGCTGGTCCGATCATCAAGGGCGACGCCGGTCAGGCTGTGGGCAAGGACCTCTACAAGCTCTATGTGGCGGCGCTCGCCATCGCGAAATCGCAGGATTCGATGACGCGCCAGATCCACCCGAAACAGGTCGTGCCCTGGATGGCGAGGCGCTGATGCCGAACGTACGCACTCTTGACCGCTCCTTTTCGGGCGGGGAGATCAGCCCCGAGATGTTCGGGCGCGTGGACCTGGCCAAGTTCCAGACGGGGCTCGCTAAGGCGCTGAACTTCATTGTGCTGCCGCACGGCCCCGCGGTGAACCGGGCGGGTACCGAGTTCGTGCGCGAGGTGAAAGACAGCTCGAAGCGCACGCGGCTGATCCCGTTCTCGTTCAATACCCAGCAGACCTTCGCACTCGAGTTCGGGCTCAACTACGTGCGGTTCCACACCATGGGTGCCACGCTCGAGGACCCGCCCGGCACCGCGTACGAGGTGGCCACGCCCTACGCCGAGTCCCATCTGTTCGATATCCACTATGTGCAGTCAGCCGACGTGCTGACGCTGGTGCATCCGAAATACCCGCCCAAGGAGCTGCGGCGCCTGGGCGCCACAAGTTGGACCCTGACCGACATTTCGTTCTCGCCGCAGGTGCAGCCGCCCAGCGGACTGGGCGCGGTGACGGCAGGGCCAGGTGGCGGCAACCCGCACACCTACACCTATGTGGTCACAGCCAGCCGCGTGGACGGTACAGTGGTCGACGAGTCGGTCGCCTCGAACAGCGCATCGGCCACCATCGATCTGTCCGTGGCTGGCAACACCGTGACGCTGAACTGGTCGGCGTCGCCCTCGGCGCCGGATCGATATGACGTCTACAAGGCCGAGAACGGCGTCTACGGCTTCATCGGGCGCGCGGTGGGCCTGTCGTTCGTGGACGACAACATCTCGGCGGACATGTCCGAGAGCCCGCCCAGCGGCCTGAACCCGTTCGTGGGCCCGGGCAACTACCCAGGCGCGGTGTCCTATTACGAGCAGCGGCGCGCCTTTGCCGCCACCGAGAACCGCCCGCAGACTATCTGGATGACGCGCTCGGGCACGGAAACCAACCTGACGCAGTCGATCCCGACACGTGACGACGATGCCGTGATTTTCCGCATTGCCGCCCGCGAGGTGAACTCGATCCGGCATCTGGTGCCGCTGGCCACGCTCGTCGTTCACACAGCCAGCGCGGAATGGCGCATCCAGTCGACCGACAACGGGGCGCTGACGCCGAACACCGTCTCGGCCAAGCCGCAGAGCTACACGGGCTCGAACAACGTGCAGCCCGCAGTGGTGGGCAACAACATCATCTTCGCGCGGGCGCGCGGCGGCCGGGTATCCGAGTTCTCCTATGCCTACGACAACCAGGGCGGCTATCGGTACCAGGCCGCCGACCTGTCGCTCGTGGCGCCGCACCTGTTCGAGGGGTACACGATTCAGGACATGGCGATGGCCAAGGCGCCATACCAGATCGTCTGGACTGTGTCCTCGAGCGGGGAAATGGTCGCCTGCACCTACGTACCCGAGCAGCAAGTCGCCGGCTGGCACCACCACAACACGGTCAACGGTGCCTTCGAATCGGTGTGCGTGATCGGCGAGGGTGATGAGGACGCTATCTACACGATCGTGCGCCGGACCATCAACGGGCGCATGGTGCGCTACGTGGAGCGGTTCCACACCCGCCAGTTCGAGGACCAGGCCGACGCCTATTTTGTCGACGCGGGGGTGTCGTACAACGGCACGCCCATCGATACCATCACGTCGGGCCTGAGCCACCTCGAGGGGCAGACCGTCAGCATTCTGGCCGACGGCGGCGTGCTGCCGCAGCGCGTTGTCACCGGCGGCGCGATCAAGCTGGATTTCCCGGCCAGCAAAATCCAGGTGGGGCTTCCTATTACCGCGCGCCTGCAGACGCTGCCTATGTCCTTCGAGACGCAGGCGCTCGGGCAGGGCAGGGCCAAGAATGTGAACAAGGTGTTCCTGCGGCTGGTCAAGTCGTCAGGCATCTGGGTCGGCCCGAGCTTCGACACGACGGAAATGTCCGAGTTGAAGATCCGCACGGACGAGCCATGGGGAACGCCGCCCCGGCTACAGACTGGGGAACTCGAGCAGGTGCTCGAGCCGTCGTGGAACCAGGACGGCGGAGTGTGTATCGAGCAGCGCGACCCGCTGCCGGTGACGATTGCCGCCATGTCGATGGAGGTGGCTATTGGCTCGTAGCCCGCGCATCGAGGTCCGGGTACCGACCGAAGCGGACGGCCGGTACCTGATCGACCATCTGCGCGAGGCCGACCGTCTCGAGGTCGAGGCAACGCTCGGCGATGCCTGCCCGTATGCAGCGATGGAACTTGTTCTGTCGCGCTGCAGCCACGTCTGGGCGGTGTTCGCCGAGGACCGGCTCCTGATGATCGGCGGTCTCGTGCCCGTGGGGTCACTGCTCACGACCAACGAAGCCGAGCCGTGGATTCTCGGCACGGCCGACCTCGACCGGCTGCCGGGTGTCCTTACTCGAGTCGCGCTCCGTTACCTTGCGGTCATGAAGGGGCATTATCGGCGCCTGTCCAACCACGTCGATGCGCGGAACGTCAAAAGCATCCGATGGTTGAAACGGCTGGGGTTCAAGGTGCATCCGCAAACCGTGCCCTTTGGCCCATACGGCATGCCATTCCACCTGTTCGAGATGGACCTATAACATGTGCTTCTCCGCTGCTGGCGCCGACACCTCGGCCGCGTCCTCCGGCTCGTCGATGCTCGGCGGCTCTGGCGGGGGCTTTATGTCGCTTGCGCCATCCATCATCGGCGCCATCGGCGGCGCGGCCACGGCGGGCAACAAGGCCAGCGGCCAACGTGCCGTGGCCGACTACAACGCAACGATCGCCGAGAACAACGCCAACCTGGCCGAGCTGCAGGCCCAGGACGCCGTGACGCGCGGCCGGCAGGCCGAGTCAGACCTTTACCGGCAGACCGGCCAGCTGATGGGGCGCCAGCGCGCGAACACTGCTGCGAACGGCGTATCGCTGAACGAGGGCTCGCCCGTAAACATCGAGGCGTCAACGCGCTACATGCGCGACGTCGACCTGGCCACGCTGCGTAACAACGCAGCGCGATCGGCGTGGGGCTACAACGTCCAGGCGGATAACTACCGCGCGCAGAGCAAGGCGTACCGCGCGGCTGGCGATGCGTCCAGCCCGGGGGCAGCCGCTGCCACGTCGCTGCTGGGCAGTGCCGCCGGCGTGTCGTCGAAGTGGTATGACATCTACAAGAACACAGGCTCCGGCACTGGCACCGACACGATGCCGTCGGGCAGTTCGGTGTTCAGCTCATCTGGCTTTTTCGGGGACTGACGATGGCGCGAGTTCCCACCTACGACGCTCCGCAAGTTGCACGGCAGGGCCTGCCGGATGCGCGCCAGCAAGCCGCGCCAGTCGGGCTGGCTGTCGATGTGGCCAACAACCAGGCCGCTGCGCTGAACCGCGCCAACGATCAGGTAGCCGACGAGACGTTCAAGATTGGCCTCGACATGCAGAAGCAGGCCAATGCCCTGCGCGTCGACGACGCCCTTAATCAGGCGCGTGAAGCCGTGATGGACCTGAGCTACGGCAAGGACACCGGCTACACGAACCTCAAGGGGCGCGACGCGCTCGAGCGCGCCAGCGGCCAGCCGTTGGCCGACGAGTACGGTGGCAACCTGAACCAGCGTTTCGGCGCTATCGAACAGAGCCTGGGCAACGACGCCCAGCGCCTGGCGTTCCGCCAGCGCGCCAACGATATGTCGACACAGTTCCGTGCCAGCGTCATGCAGCACGAGAACCAGGAATTCAAGAACTACGCACTGTCTACGGGCGAGGGAATTATCGCCACACGCCAGCGCGAGATCGGGCTCAACTACGACAACCCGGCCATGGTGGCCGATGCCGTGACATCGATCCGCGCGCAGGCGTACAACATCGCCAAGCTGACAGGAAAGTCGGCCGAGTGGGCGGAAATGCAGGCCCGCCAGCAGGCCAGCAATGCCCACCTGGTGGCCATCGACGCCGCGCTGCAGAACAACAATCCGCGCTTCGCCGACGCCTACCTCAAGAACAACGCCAAGGACATGGACGCGAACGACATCCTGCGCGCCAATGGTCTGATCACCAAGCAGCTCGACGTGCAGATCGGCAACGCCGCCGGCCGGGACGTCATGACGCGGGCGCTGCCCGCGCTGGTGCCGAGCGATGCCGGGCGGCTGACCAATCTCGTCGTGCAGTCGGGCTCGCCCGAGGCCAGTGGCCTGGCCGAGTTCGTCAAGCAGCAGGAGAGCGGCGGCAAGCGGTACGGCAAGGATGGCCAGCTGCTGACGTCGCCCAAGGGCGCCAAGGGGGAAATGCAGGTGCTTGACAGCACCAACACGAACCCCGGATTCGGCGTGCGGCCGGCGGCTGACAACAGCCCGGACGAGCGCGCCCGCGTGGGCCGCGACTATCTCGACGCCATGCTCAAGCGGTACCAGGGTAACGTGCCGCAGGCACTGGCCGCGTACAACGCGGGGCCGGGCAGCGTCGACGCCGCCATCCGCGAGGCCAACAAGAACGGCACGCCGGCGCAATGGATGACCTATCTGCCGAAGCCAGGCGAGACGATCCCCTACGTGCAGGGCATCATGAAGCAGTACAGCGCGGGCGGTGGCGCGCCGGCCAAGCCCACCGAGTTCGAGCTGCACCAGCAGGTCGACGCGCTGATCGACCCGACTCTACGGCCCGAGCAGAACAAGGCCGCGCGCCAGGTGGTGTCGCAGCAACTGGCCGACCTGAATAAGGCGACCAAGCAGCGCGAGGACGAGGCCGTGGCCAACGTGCAGTCGGCGCTGATCGCCAATGGCGGCCGCTTCACGGATCTGCCGCTGAACCTGCGTTCGTCGCTCCCACCGGGTCAGTACGACAACATGCTCGCGTTTGCCGACAAGGTGGCCAAGGGCCAACCTATCGAAACGGACTGGCAGCTGTACTACTCGCTCAAGTCCGACCCGCAGGTGCTGGGCGCGGCCAACCTCATGGCGTTCCGCAACCGGCTGGGCGAGTCGGAGTTCAAGCAGCTGACAAACGAGCAGCAGGACCTGCGCCAGGGCAAGACCGACGCCATGACCAACCTGCGCACGGGCAAGGACTACCTGAACCAGTACATGCGCGAGGCCGGCATCGACCCGACGCCCAAGGACGACGACGCCAAGGGCGCTGCCGTGGTGGGCCGGATCTGGAACGCCTACGAACAGCGCATTCGGGCGCAGGAATCGAACATCGGCCGCAAGCTCAAGCCCGAGGAGCTGAAGCATGAGGCGGCCGCGCTGTTCTCGGCCGTCGAGGTGAACCGTCCGTTCTGGTTCGACAAGCAGTTGCCGGCTGCCGCCGTGGCGCCTGACCAGGTCATCACGGTACCGGCGACCGACCGCGAGCAGATTACCCAGGCCCTGCGTTCCGCCGGCAAGCCGGTGACCGACCAGGCCATTCAGGATGTCTACCGGCGCGCGCGTGGCGTGACGCCTTTCAAGCGCAATGGCTGAAAACCAATACCTCGACATCGTTCGACAGGACGCGGTCCAGTCGGCCGTGAACCCGTATTCGCAATTCGTGGATGCGGGGGACGGCGCGGCGGGCACGCCTGGGCGCCTCTCCATGATGCAGGTAGCGGACCGCAATCCCGACGTCGAGGCGCGGCTGCAGGCTCTCGCCAAGCAGTACGCCGTGCCGGTCGATTCGGTGAGGCTGCAGGAGCCCGACTACCAGCGCCGCGCCACGGTCGACTCGATCGACTACCAGACGCTGGCCAAGGATTACCCGACGACGGCGGGCATGATCTACGACACCCAGAAAGCTGCGGTGTCCTACGATGACACGCCGAACCTGTCGGCCATCGAGAAAGGGGTGCGCTTCCTGACGAACTCGGGCCGCGCGCTGGTGTCGGCTATCCCGCAGTTCAATGCCTCCGCGTGGGGTGTGGCGCAGGCCGGCGCCGACGCGCTTGCCACGATCACCAGCCCGCTGGCCGGCACGATCCTGCCGGAGAACCCGTTCGAGCGCGTGTCGCGTGGCATCGCCGAGCTGCGCCAGCGGCAGGACCAGACCACCAAGGAAATGATGCCCAAGGGCACGGGCGTGCTGGACAGCGGATGGTATTCCGGCCTGCAGTCGCTGGGCCAGATGGGGCTGGCGCTGCCGGCCGCCGTGACCGGCCAGCCGCAGGCGGCGCTCGGTATCCTGTCGGGGATCACCGGCGGCCAGGCGTACGGCGAGGCGCGGGACAAGGGCCTGCCATTCCAGCAGGCGCTGCCGTTCGCCGCGTCGCAGGCGGCAATCGAGTACGCCACCGAGAAGATCCCGGTAGCGCGGTTCCTGACCGATATCCGCGCCGGCACGCCGTTCTATTCGATGCTGGCCCGCAACATGGCCGCCGAGGTGCCGGGCGAGCAGGTGGCCACGATCCTGCAGGACCTGAACGAGTGGGCGGTCCTGAACCCCGAGAAGCCGTTCACGGCCTACCTCGAGGAGCGGCCGAGCGCAGCCGCCCAGACGCTGATCGCCACCTTGGTGGCGTCGGGCGGTGCCGTGAGCACGGCCAAGGGCGTCGAACTGGCGGCCGACCGGCTGCGGGGACGGAATTCGGCAGTGCAGCAGGGCATGGAGGACGGCACGATTCTGGCCCAGCTCAGCGAGGCCGCCGCTGCGTCCAAGCTTCGCGCACGCGATCCGGAAACGTTCCGCGAATTCGTGGCGCAGGCCGCCGAGGACGGCCCGGTGCAGGACGTCTATATCGACGTCTCCCAGCTGCAGGCGTTGGCCCAGTCTGGCGTCGACCTGTCCGCGCTGGCCGCCGCGTCGCCGTCTGTCGCCGAGCAGCTGCCGGTGGCCGCTGCCACGGGCGGCATGGTGCGCATCCCCATCGACGAGTACGCCACCACCGTGGCCGGTACCGAGATCGGCGACGCGCTGCTGCCGCACCTCAAGACCGACCCGGCGGGCATGACACGCGCCGAGGCCGAAACGTACATGCAGGACCAGGCCGGCCAACTGCAGCAGGAAGTCGAGCGCACGCTGACCGAGCAGGCACCGCAGGACCAGTTCAACACCTCGCGCGCCGTGGTCGAGCAACAGGTGCTCGAGCAATTGAACCAGGTGAACCGGTTCACCGAGGATGTGAACCGCGGCTATGCCGCGCTCATGGCGAACTTCTACGGTGTGCAGGCGCTGCGGCTGGGAATCACACCCGAGGAAATGGCCGCGCGGTATCCGCTGCGGGTGCAGGCTGCGCTGGACCAAGGAGCGCAAAATGGACTACCGAGAGCTTCTACAAACACCGGGACCGCTGCACCAGCGGAGTCCGGCGCTGCCGCTTCCGTGGCCAATGAATCCCGTCCTGCAGGCGATGTATCTACGGTTCAGTCCGGTCAGCCACCGGCTGCAGTAGCGGGCGCCACCAGCACGCTGAACCAGAATGTGCCTCGTGGCTGGGGTGGCGAGGGACTGAACGAGCGCACCGACGTGCCGCCGGTGTTGGGCGGCAACACGCGCGGCGCCGTGTCGTTCGGCAAGGACATTACCCAGCAGCCCACCGTCATCACGCTGCTGCAGAATGCCGACCTGTCCACGTTCCTGCACGAGTCGGGCCACTTCTACCTTGAAGTGCTGACTGATATCGCCCGCCGGCCGGACGCGCCGGAGGAGATCAAGGACGACGTCCAGGCGCTGCTTGACTGGTTCGGCGTGCCGGACCTCGCCACGTGGGACAGCTACGACCTCGAGCAAAAGCGGTCCTACCACGAGCAACTGGCGCGCGGCTTTGAGGCGTACCTGTTCGAGGGCAAGGCGCCCAGCGTCGAACTGCAGGGCATGTTCGCCCGGTTCCGCGCCTGGATGATCAACGTTTACCGCTCGCTACAGGCGCTCAACGTCAGCCTGACCGACGAGGTGCGCAGCGTGTTCGACCGCATGGTGGCGTCGTCCGACGCTATCGCGGAGATGCAGGCCGTGCGCGGCATGGCTCCGCTGTTCGAGTCCGCCGAGGCGGCGGGTATGTCGCCGGACGAGTGGCAGGCATACCAGAACCTGGGTGCCGAGGCACAGGCGGACGCTACGACCCAGCTCGAGGCGCGCAGCCTGCGCGATATGCGCTGGTTGTCGAACGCCCGCAGCCGCACGATCAAGGCCATGCAGAAGGAGGCCGAAGCCAAGCGCGCCAGCGTCCGAGAGGAGGTGGCGGGCGAGGTATACGCCACTCCGCTGTACGGCAGCATGCAGTTCCTGAAGCGCGGCACGACCACTGCCGGCGGCGAAACTGCCGACATGAGCGACGTGCCGCACAAGCTCTCCATTGAGGCGCTGACCGATATGTACGGCGGCGAGGCCGACAAGTTCGCGCTGCTCGACTGGTCGAAGCTGGGCTATGGCCAGTACGGCATGCTGGCGCGCGATGGCCTGCACCCGGACGTCGTGGCCCAGATGTTCGGATACACATCGGGCGACCAGCTGGTACATGCGCTGCTCGAGGCCGAGCCGATCGACCAGGTCATCGACCGCATGACCGACCAGCGAATGCTCGAGCGTTTCGGCGACCTGTCCGACCCCGCCGCCATCCAACGTGCGGCGGACCTGGCTGTGCACAACGAAGGCCGGGCCAAGTTCGTGGCCACGGAACTGAATGCCCTGAACCGCGCCACCGGCCAGCGCCAGGTGCTGGTGCGCGCCGCGCGCCAGTTCGCCGAGGCCGCCATCGCACGCCTGCGCGTGCGCGACATCAAGCCCAGCCAGTACGCGGTGGCCGAGGCCAAAGCCGCACGCGCCGCGCAGGAAGCCCTGCGCAAGGACGATCTCGCCACGGCCGCTGTGCAGAAGCGCAACCAGCTGGTGAACAACTACGCCACCCGGGCGGCCTACGCAGCGCGCGAGGAGGTCGACAAGTCGGTCGATTACCTGACCAAGTTCGACCGCGAGGGTGTGCGCAAGAACGTGGACCCGGCCTATCTGGACCAGATCGACGGGCTGCTCGAGCGTTTCGACCTGCGCAAGGGCACAACCCTGCGCGAACTCGAGAAGCGCAAGAGCCTGCTCGAGTGGGTGCAGTCGCAGGAGGAGCAGGGCCTGCAACCAGTGATCGACCCGGCGCTGATCGACGAGGCCAACCGCAAGTCGTACAAGGACATGACGCTCGAGGAGCTTCGCGGCCTGACGGATGCGGTCAAGAACATCGAGCACCTGGGGCGTCTGAAAAAGAAACTTCTCACGGCCAAGGACCAGCGCGAGTTTCAGGCCGTGGCCGACGCCATTGCCGCCACGATCACGGACAACGCCAAGGGTATCGTGGCTGAGCGTCGCATTTCCGACCGGGGCCCGCTGGTCGACGTCGCGTCCCTGTTCCGGAATTTCCTTGCGGATCACCGCAAGTTCGCCAGCGTCGTGCGCCAGTTCGACGGCTGGAAGGACGGCGGCGTGGCGTGGGAATACCTCGTGCGCAATATGAACGGGGCCGGGGATTTCGAGGCCGTCGAAAACGAGAAGGCCACGCTCAAGCTGCAGGAGCTTTTCGCGCCGGTGCTGGCCGGCGGCAAGCTGTCGGCCAAGACCTATTTCCCTGCGCTGGACAAGTCGTTCACGCGCGAGGAGCGGATCGGCATGGCGCTGAACATGGGCAACGAGGTGAACCGCGAGCGCGTGCTCTCGGGCGAACGCCTCTCGCCTGGCCAGCTGCAGGGCGTGCTCGATACCCTGACCAAAGAAGATTGGGATTTTGTGCAGGGCGTGTGGGACTATCTCGAGTCGTTCCGCCCGCAGATCGCGGCCAAGGAAAAGCGCCTGACCGGCGTCGAACCGGCGTGGGTCGACCCGACCCCGGTGCAGACCAAGTTTGGTGAGTACAAGGGCGGGTACTACCCGATCAAGTACGACCCGCTGCGCAGCACGCGCGCCGAGGCCGACACCAACGCCGAGGTGCAGCGTCAGATCGAGCGCGGCATGTACACCCGCGCCATGACGCGGCGCGGGCACCTCAAGGAGCGTTCCGAGTCCACCGGCCGACCGATCCGCTACGACATGAACGTGGTGTTTGAGCACGTCCAGCAGGTGGTGCACGATCTGGCGTGGCACGAGTACCTGGTCGACGCGAACCGCCTCCTGCGGGCCGGCGTCGTCGACTCGGCCATCCGGGCGCACTACGGCCCGGAGATCAACCGCACCCTGCGCGACACGCTGCGCGACGTGGCCATTGGCAACATGGGTGCGCTCGACTCGCTCGACAAGCTCATGAACCATCTGCGCACCGGCTCCACCATCGTGGGCCTGGGCTGGCGCGTGACCACCTCGCTGCTGCAGCCGCTGGGCCTGACACAGACAGCGGCCCGCATCGGCACGAAGTGGATGCTCAAGGGTATCAAGCATTGGGCGGGCGACTCGCTGCGTCTCGAGAACTCGGCCAAGCAGATCTATGGCATGTCGGATTTCATGCGCTTGCGCGCCAAGACCATGCAGCGGGAAATCAACGAGATCCGCAACAAGGTGCAGGGCAAGGACAGCAAGCTGCAGGCGTCGTACTTCTACCTGATCCAAAAGGCCCAGCTGATCGCGGATATCCCAACGTGGTGGGGTGCCTACGAAAAGGCCATGGCGGAAAACGGCATGACCGAGGAACGCGCCATCGCGCTGGCTGATCAGGCCGTGATCGACACGCAGGGCGGCGGCCAGGTGAAGGACCTCGCCGCGATCCAGCGCGGCGGTGCCGGCAAGAAGCTGTTCACCTCGTTCTATTCGTTTTTCAACACCACGTACAACCTTACCGCCGAGGTGGTGGGCCGCACGGATTTCCGCAACCCGCGCGACGTCGCCATGCTGGTGTGCGACCTGCTGCTCCTGTACACCATCCCGGCCGCCGTGAGCACGCTGGTGAAGGCCGCGCTGCACGGCGACGATGACGACGAGAAGCTGCTGCGCAACCTGATCGCGGACCAGTTGAACTATCTGTTCGGCACGATGGTGTTGTTGCGCGAGGCGGGCGCCGCCGTGCAGGCCACGACCGGCACGGGTGGCGTGGACTACACCGGCCCGGCGGCGGTGCGTTTCTTTGCCGAGCTGGCGAAGCTGGGCAAGCAGGTGCAGCAAGGCGACGCCGACGAGGCATTCTGGAAGGCGTTGAACAGCGTGGCCGGGATCATCTTCCACTACCCAGCCGGGCAGATCAACGCGACCGTGAGCGGTATCAATGCGATGGCTGATGGCAAGACGGAGAACCCGGGCGCGCTCCTGGTAGGGGCGCCGCCCAAGAAATAGGCGGGTGCCTCTACCGGCAAGTTCGGGTTCGAGAATTACCCCCAGAATCTAAAGGGGTCCGACCTTGACCATTACCAGCACCACCCGCAAAGCCGGCCCGTACTTGGGCAACGGCGTCACCACGGCGTTTTCGTTCGACTTCAAGGTATTCAAGAAGGAGGACGTGACGGTCATGTATACCGACGCCAACGGCGTGGATTCGGTGCTGACGCTGGATTCGGACTACAGCGTCGTGCTGAACGCGGACCAGGACAACAACCCCGGCGGCACGATCACGTACCCGCGCGTGGGCAGTCCGCTGGCCGTGCTCAACGATGAGCAGAAGCTGACCTTCACCGGCGGGCTGGCGTATACGCAGCCCACCGATATCCCGAACCTGAGCCCGTTCTTCCCGCAGGTGGTCGAGGATGCGCTCGACCGCGCCGAGATCCAGATCCAGCAGATCAAGGAAATCAGCGACCGTTCCGTGAAGGTGGGCGTGAGCGACGACCCGCTGGCACCGCTGCCGGGCAACCAGGCGCGAGCCAACATGTATTTGGGGTTCGACGCCATCGGTGGCCTTACGCTGTTGCCTGCTCCCTCGTCGGTGGGCGCTGGGGATCGCATCCCGTTCACCCTTACGTCGGGCGTCGACTTCCAGCCGAATGACACACAGGTAGTGCTCCCGCGCGCGCCGGGCGTGCCCGGCAACATCGAGGTGCACTACGACGGTGTGCCGCAGGAATTCGGCGAGTGGTCGCTGAACGGCCAGATTCTGGTGTTCGCCTCTCCGATCCCGAACTACGTCTCTGAAATCTGGGGCTATATCGGCACGACGCTGTCCACCGAGGTGCCACCCCCGAATTCCATCTCGGACGCGAACGTCACGGCCAGCGCGGGTATTCAGTCCACCAAGCTGTCCTATAACCTGGGCGTTACCGGCTCGGTGCCGCGCACTGTCTACGCGACCCTGCGTGACGAGGTCAGCGTCTTCGACTTCCTGACGCAGGCGCAGGCAGATGATGTCACCTCGGGAGCATGGACGCTTGACGTGACGGCGGGTATTCAGAAGGCGATCGACTATGCGTCCATCACCGGCAAAGTGCTTCACGTGCCGGCCGGGCTGTACAAGATCGTGCCGGCCACAGCGGTCACGAGCGAGGCGGGCGCCGAGACTGTTGCGTTCGTGATGAAGTCGAACATGCACATCGAGGCCGAGCGCGGCGCGGTGTTCAAGCTCGCCGACAACCAATCCACGGACGCCGCGCCCAAGGCGCTGGAAATGTTCTTTACCAACCAGGTGCTGAACAAGGTCTCCTTGCGGCGTCTGAGTATGGACATGAACGGGGCCAATAACCTGATCAGCCCGGGGCGCGGCTCGGGCACGTATGACGTATCCAAGAACATGGCCATGATCTGCGTGAGCGGCACGCCTGGTGGTGTGGCTGCGCGGATCAACGACATGCTGGTTGAGGAGTGCTCGTTCCTGAACACTTCTGGGGTGTGCTGCATCGTGGCTGCGCAGACCAACACTATCGGCGCGACGCTGGGTGCTCGCTGGACTGTCAAGAACAACCTGTTCTACAACAACGGCACCGACACCAGCGACCACACCAGCGTATTCGCGTGGGCGGATGACTTCCTCACCGATGGCAACGTGTTCTGGCAGTCAACCCCATACGCGACCGTCGGCAAGGCCGGCGGCGTGACGGCCTTCGAGGTGCATGGCTCTAACCACCGTTTCGTCAACAATTACGTTCAGAACTATTTCCGGGGCATGTGGGTCGGCCCCAATTATACGGCCACGCTCGACAACACTCTGATCTCCGGCAATGTGTTTGTCGTGAACTTCTATGGTGTCGATTTCTTCCGCTTCGCGGCGAACCAGACCACCAGTCGCAACACACTCATTACCGGCAACATCTTCAATGTGGACGACACCACGTTTGCGGGCGCGCCAGACCAGAAGGCGGTGATCAACGTCTCGCCGAGCTATTCAGTGGGCGACGTGAAGGTGATCGGCAACATTGCGCTGAAGACGGGGACAGGTGTCAGCTCAGTCTTTACGACAGTCGCGCCAGGGACCAACGCGAACAACCCAATCGATCGGGTATCCGTGACTGGCAACAAGGCCACGGGCTTTTGCTTCGGTGTTGGCGCGTTCTGCAATGGCACGAACGGTATCGGCTTCCTGAATATCGAGGGAAACACGTGGACCGATTTCAAGCCGGCCGGCGTGACGGCCGTCTCGGCTGGGTCGTTCATCAACGGATCGACGACCGGCGTCTCCTCGCTGGCGGTTGGTACCAACTACGCAATCGACACGAACCCGGCGGGGCTGTTCCACTACGGCTACTACGTCCAGGGCACTGTCACGGACTTCTTCCTCGGCCCACAGTTCTACAAGGGCTTGGCGGTGTCGAACTACTTCGAGAACGCTTCGAACATCACAAAGCGCAAGGGCTTCTTCGAGAACATCTCGTTCACGCCGACGATCATGGCCGGCGCATCGACGATGTCGCTCGGCAACGGCACGCTCACGGCCACCTATTCGTTGAACAACGACCTGGTAGAGGTCGACGTGAAGCTGACGGTGGGCAGCACGACGAGCTTTGGTGCTGGCGGGAATATCACGATCTCGATGCCGTTCACGGCCGAGGGCAACGGCAAGACCTACATGGGTAACTGGCGGATCTTCGACGGCTCGATCTTCGCGCAAGGCGTCGCCGCCGTCGATGGAACGACCAACACCATGAGCATGAGCGTGAACAGTGGCGGACTTGTCTCCAGTTCTGCGCCTGTTTCCCTGTCGACCGGACGTGTCGTTTCGAACCAGATCATTTACCGAAAGGCAGCATAAGACATGCGCAAACTTCTAACCTTCCTCACCGCAGCGCTGCTGGCCACGCTGGCCACTGCGCAGACCAAGACTCCCATCCAGCTGCTGAACCCCGCCGGCTCGACGGCGGGGCAGGCTATCGTATCCACCGGCCCGAGCACGTCGCCCACGTGGGGTGCGGTGGCTGCCACGGCGCTGGCACCGGTGGCTGCCAATACGTTCATTGCGAACGTGACCGGCTCGACGGCCGCACCGACTGCGGTGGCCGCGCCGAGCTGCAGCACGGCGAACAGCGCACTGAAGTACACCAGCGGCACCGGCCTGTCCTGCGGCACAGCGTTCGCGCTGACCAGTGGCAACCTGTCGCAATTCGCTGCCACTACCTCGGCGCAGCTGCTGGGCGTCCTGTCGGACGAGACTGGCAGCGGCCTTGCGGTGTTCGGCACATCGCCGTCGCTGACCACGCCGACGATTGCTGGCGCCGCGCTGTCGGGAACCTTCAGCGGCACGCCGACATTCAGCGGTGCGACCACGTTCACCAGCACTATCACCCCGTCGCAGACGGCCGGAATCGTGGGTACGACCACGAACAACAACGCGAATGCTGGCAGTGTCGGAGAGTTTGTCACCAGCACTGGAACGCTGCTTACCAGCATCGCCTCTGCCACGCCTATCAATCTAACAAGCATCTCGCTCACAGCTGGTGACTGGGATGTTACCGGCTCATTTGCCTTCTTCGGCAACACGGGCACGGTCAATACCCAGATTATGGGCGGCGTAAGCACTGTGTCCGCGACGCTGCCAGCATATCCGGATCGCCTGAATTTGCCTTACAGCGCGCCCGCCGTCGCCACTCTCGCGAGCGGCGTGCCGACCGTACGCGTCAGCGTTGCGTCCACCACCACGGTATACCTCATCGGGTACGCCACCTTCAGCGGCGGTACGACGGACGCACAGGGCAAGATCAGAGCGCGCCGCGTTCGCTGACATTCGTATTTCTTTGTTGACCGGGGAATCCATGGACTCGACCAAAGACAGCGGCTCGCGCTGGCTCGACACGAAGATCAACCTACAGAGCCTGGTCAGCGCCGTCATCGGTGCTGCGGTGGTTGCGTCCATTGCATGGTTCGCCCTAGTAGGCCGGGTGCAGGCGCTGGAACAGAAGGACAGCGAGCACGAGCGGCACTTTTCCCGCGTCGAGGCTGACATCAGACTGCAGCGTGAGGAAACGTCGCAGCAGTTCCGGACCGTGACCAACGACATGAAGGAACAGATCGGCGGCATCGGCAACGATGTGAAGGAGATCCGCCGCTACCTGATGGACAACGCGGCCGGCAACCGGCCCGAGATTAGGAGATGGGCCAAATGAAAATCTCGCTCGCTGACAACTGGCGGCAGTTGCACAAGAAGGGCACTGTCATTCTGGCCAGCTTCTTCGCTGCGGTGACTGCTTTCGGGCCGACGCTGGTCGACACCTGGAACATGATGCCGCAGGATCTGAAGTCCGCCCTGCCGGAAGGGACCGCGCGCTGGGTATCGACGGCGGCGTTCGTGCTGGTGATCTTCGTGCGCTACACGTCGATCCGGAAGAAGGACAAGGGGGACGGCGATGCTGGCGCGTGAATTTGTGACGGGCCCGCTGGCAAAGGCGCTGGCGATCCTGCCCGATCCGATGGATACACCGAAGGCCAGGCTGATGGTGACGGCCATCTGCCTGCAGGAATCCGGGCTGGTTCATCGCCGCCAGATGGGCAACGGCCCGGCGCGGGGCTTCCCTCAATTCGAACTCGGCACGCGGCAGACACGGGGCGGCGTCTGGGGCGTCTACCTGCACGACGCCTCCCGCTTCTGGTTGGACCGGTTGTGCGCCTCGCGAGGCGTGCAATTCCTGCCGGACAGCATCTGGCGAGCGCTGGAGACAGACGACGTGCTGGCCGCCGGCGTTGCCCGCCTGCTGCTGTTCACCGATCCGAAGCAGCTGCCGTCGATGGATGATCCCGACGGGGCATGGGGGCTGTACCTGCGCACGTGGCGCCCGGGCAAACCGAGGCCCGAGACATGGCCGGCGAATCACTCGGTAGCAAAACTAGCGGTGACCCTATGACGGCCCTGATTGCTGCTGCCCTGAAGTTCGGCCCGTGGCTGGTGGGCTTTGCCGCCTTTCTGTTCGGATGGGCACGCCATAAGCAGGCCCAGACCACTACGGCCCAGGCTGAACAGAAGGTTGCCGAAGCGGAGAAGCGTGCGGCTCAGGTCGACGCCATCGAGGCCAAGGCCAACCAGGACGCCGCCCGGGCTGGCGCTGACAACGCAAAGGTGAGACGAGATGAGGATTCTGCTGCTGCTGGCGAGCCTGACGCTGACCGCGTGCTGCACGACGAGTGGGGTAAGTGAGCCGCCCGAGCCGCAGGTAGTGGTGAAGACCCGTACGGTCGACACCGCCTGCGACTGGACGAAGCCAATCTACGTCGACAAGGCAGATGTGCTGACAGAAGCCACCGCGCAGACCATCCTGGCGCACAACCGCGCCGGCGCCAAGGTCTGCGGGTGGAAGCCCAAATCCAAGTAG